CTGATAGTTCTAATGGTGTTAACGATTTGGCTGCGAAACGTTCTATCGTTTCCTAGAGGCGTAAGAATCCCTTCGAATTTCCTTGTGCTCGTTCTTATCGTGTCGGCTCATACGTTTACCGGATTAGCATCTTAGTTCTTGTTTTGGTCTTGTGTGCAGTAGGTGAATTCGCTGCGTTTGGACGTTTGTTGTGTTTCGCGGTTATCAGTGTACTCATTTCTCCAATAATTTTTAATTATTCTGTTTTTGATTTGATCTCGACCGGCAAATACAACGTCCTTAACGACGAGTACCTATGGTGGTCTTCATACGACGCTCTTTGGTAAGCACATCTCAAGTAATGTTAAAAGATTCGGATGGGGTTGAGTTTCTTGACTCCTGCGCTCTTTACATTCTTGAATGTCGTTCTGGCTTTGTTTGCCGCGTATGATGTTGGATCCATCTCTCCGATTGGTTTGTTCTTCTTTAATTTCACTTTCTATTTCACTGTGCGTAGTCGTGTGGAAGAATTGTGTGGAACCGATTTCGTGAAGATGGCGCTGTTCATCCGTCGCCTTTATTTGGTGTTGATTTCGGGTGATTTGTTAGCGGGTGGTTTACCCTGGTGGTTTGAGGTTACTTTGGCTTGGGTTTGCTTGTGCGAACACCTCATTCACTTGGAGATCACTGCTTTCTTTAGGAGAAGTCTTAACGCGAGGTTCAGATTACCTGTTGCCGGAACGATCAAGAACCCTATGTACGACTAACTCCTTGCCGGGCCGCTTCGGCCTGATGTAACCATGCCTTTTGTGGCTCCGCCTGGGTATGAGGTATCTCGTTCTGATTTTAAAGCTCTTTAATATCCGAATGAGGCTTGTATAGATCCAAAATTCTATTACCCCAACCAGAAGCAGACGACTTTTGAGGGATTGAAGACTTACCTCTCAACTCGGTGGTTTATGCCAAAACGTAATTACGTTAATATTGGTTGGCGGACTGACTTATTTGTCAAGGCAGCCAATCCATTTAATGCTTTTTACGGAATCATGACTCGATTGTTTGATCCTAAAGTCACCCGTCCAGAAACGGATCATGATGAACCTTGTGGTCTTTATGCCGATTATTTGATCAAGCTACCTACTTATATTGCTCATTTAATTCGTCATGAAATGACCCCAAAGACGGTCACGCAGTATATTTTCGATCATGTCGAAAAGAAAAAGATTCCCTTATATATTGCTGGACTGTGTTCAAGTATCAAACGCTGGCGTGTGAAAACGTTTATGAGTTTGATAGTCAAATCGGATGAGAAATAACTTGAGGACAAGAAACCCCGTATTCTTTGCGTCCCTTTTCGTGAAATGTATTATGCTGGAGTCGTTGCGTATAACATGCTTACTGTTTTGAAGAAAGATTTGCATTGCTACGCCGGTTTAAGCATGTCAGCTACTTGTTCACGGTTGTTCTCACTTTGGAAGAAATTTAAGCGTCCGTATTTCATTTCTTTCGATTTGACGTCCTTTGATGCTCATCAATGGACTCCCACTAAGGCCACAATTGTTAATTGCTTGTGTGACTAGTGGTTTAGGAAAGCGTTTCATGCCGCGAAAATTCCTCCCGCATTATACGAACCTATACACGAGATGTATACCCGCCAAGACATGCCGTTCATAGCTAAATATGATCGAGTTGATGGCGGTGGTTTGATGATGACAGGTAAGATTGACGGTAGAACGTATACCGGGCATCCTCTCACGACCATAGGTAACACTTTAGCATCTCTGAGTTACATTCAGTACATTATTGACTTATCAAAAGTTAGTATTGTGGAGTACGGTGCTGCTGGTGATGATTCGTTCATTCTGGTCGAAGAGGAGGATGGTGACGCCATTAAGTTGGCGATCGAGCGGTGTTTTGCCAAGACACTCGAGGGGAAAACGCATGGATTAGGTCAAACCTGTAAAACTTTAGATTTTTCACGAGGAGGTTTGACATTTTTGTCCAGGCTGTTTGTCTTTTTGAGTGATCGATGTGTTGGTACCCGCATCCCGAAAAGAGTGTATTTGTAAGCGAACCATTCTTCGGCTGTCTCTGCAAAGAATACAGTGGCAGTGATTAATCGTGCTATGACAGATTCACTAGTGGCATGGGTAGGTTTTGCTCCTGATTTGGCATAGTTGGTTAGAGCGAGGATCCTCGCTTTACCACATGCCGTTCGCGCTTAAAAAACAGTAACCAATCCATACACAATGGAAGACGACCATTACATCAGTTAGTCTGATGGTATCGCTCTCTTGCTCCGTGATCCACGGCTTAATAGTCTCTGCGATTTGTCCAATTTCGTAGAAACTATTAGTGACCGCTTGATGCGATATGCTTAACGTTTGCGCAACAGCGGGGAAATGACCCCGCGGGTGAGTTA